AAAGCCGCATGAGCCCCATAATGGAAGAACTCCAATGGAACATTTTGGTTGGTGGTGTTGTTGTAATCCCCATCCCAACGCTTTTTGTAATCGACGTAAAAAGTCGTCAAGGTGTCTACGTTGCTGATAACCTGAGCACCAGAAGACGTAATCACAAACTCAAACTCATCAACGCTATTCGTAACGTATGGCGCTTGATCGTAGATCCGAAAGAACGTATCGATTGAGTTGAGCGTAGGCTGATCAAACGGAATCGTAGAACTAGAAGCTGCCCTAGCTTCGCCAAGAACCAAGTAGCGCGGCCAATAGGCATACCGCCGATAGGCATTGTAAATGCGCCTGTTGATGAAACTGCCCACCAACACCTCTTCAGCAGGGGTAAAAGCCGTGTTTCCGCTCAACCCCTTCACAAGGGCAACCATGTTGCTGTAGGTGTCTGTTTGCATTAAATCTTGTTAGGGGAAAGATGCGGGAATTTCTTCTGATGGTAGCGGATGAATTCCTTGCTGTTCACCTCATGCCGCCCAAACTTGCGAATAAGGCGAAAATACTCGTCAGCAGGATAGAACGCCACTGCCTTACCCAAGCCGGGAATGGTCTTATGACCCTTCCACTTCTGAGCTTCATGCGCAGCAGCAATCTCTTCTTTCTTCTCGTTGGCCTTAATTAGTTGGAAGCCAGTCTTAATCTCGCGGATTAGGGCGTCCTTGACAGCCCCCTCACCGGGGATGCTCGTAAGTATGTGCATAAAAAAGGAGGCGCACCCTCTCAAGGATGCGCCCCCATTCTACCAGCGTGTCTTGGTCTTACGAGAACTTGTTCAGATCAAGCACACGGATGCCGATTACGATTTCACCAGCAGTGATCGACGCAACAGCCGCGTCCGTCACTTTGATGTAAACGTCGGTTTCAGAAGCAACAGCCTTAACCGCTGCGCTGTACCCCGAAGTGAACTGATCGCCCGTGTTAAACACGGGAACGGTCATAGCGTCCACATCCAAGGCATTGATGAACTCATCGGGATCGCCAACCGTGGTGCCAACATCGATGACCAACGAGGTAGACCCCGTTACAGCCACCGTCTCGGCAACACCAACAAGCTCAACCGCCGAATTAGCTGGGAGCTTAGCAATGATCCGCGTGCCACCGTTACCGATAGCAATCAGGTCATTGTAGTCCAAGCGGACAACATCGGTGAATGCACCGAGTTCGTTAATAGAAACTTTAGCCATTTTAGTAGTCTCCTTAGTTGAGGTTAGGCGGTAACGTCCGTGATCTTGCCGTGAGCGCCGGGATGTCCGACCTTCAGCGTGCCAGTCCAATCGACGTAGCCGCGTTCGCCGCCACCAAGATTTGGCAGACGGGTGCTACCGAGCGGAATCAGTTCTCCGACCGCATAAAACTCTGGATTGACCAGATAGCCGGTGTCCTTGTCCGTGGTGTTAGGAGCACAATCAGGATTCATGTCAACAATCGTAACAATGCCATGATCCGACTGATACTGACCAACAGACAGCTTAATCATGCCAGAAGCAGAATCGCTGTTGAAGGTACGGACTGGACCCGTCGATGGGTCAGCGCGAGCAAACTCGCTAATAACCCGGCGAAGAGCCGTGTCAGCAACAAGCGTAAGGCTGTTGGTGACGCCGCTCACGCGATAGATCGACGTAATCAGGTTGTTGAGGATGGTTTCCGTGAACGCACCGCTCGAATGAATCGAGCCCGATGGCGTGCGATAGTCAGCCGGAACGTCCGATGGACCAGCCGAATCAAGCCAATCCCCAAGGCCGCGAAGGGTGTAGGCAGTGCCACCACCATTTTCAGCCGCACGGTCCTGCGTGCCGAGAAGAGTCTTCTCAACGTCACGCTTGAGTTCCTTAACGGCCTTCATTTCAGCACGGGCAATGTCCTGCGGTCCAACCGAGGAAACAGCCTGCTGCAAATCAGACACGCGATAGGAACGACGGAGCTTCTGGACATAATTGCCCAAACGCGCCACGGACTCGAACTTGTCGTCAAAGTCAGTGACATCCGCGCCTTCGCTAACAGCCGCTGAGCTCGGGGTAGACAGCTTGTCTACGCCCCACTCAACGAAGGTGCCGTTACATTTAAACTTGTCGGCGGAGCTGAGAACTGGGGTCTCAGAAGGAGCCAGCATCGACATGGCGTCCTGAAGGTCCTCACGATTGAGGGCCGCGCTACCGGGAGAGGTAGTATCGTAGGTGTTACTGAATGACATGATTAGTTTTTACGTTTTGAGATTTGAGCTGCACGCAAGGCAATGAAGTCGCTGGAACTTCCTGATTGTTTAAATCGGCTTTCAATTTCCTTAAGGGATTTGTCCATTCGTGAGTCGGTCCTTTCGGATGACGATGCAGAAGTGGATGGATTAGATGGAGGATTGATTGACGGAGACTTAGGCTTATCCTCAATGAGCTTGCGGCCATACATGGAGTTGGCTGCATGGGCAATGAGGTAGTCAATCTGAGGAGCAATGTCGGGAACGGCATCTTTTACCGCTTTGAGACGAGGGTCATTAACCATCGCCTGAAACCGCTTACGCGTGTCATTATCCTCATTTTCAAGCCAACTGAGCTCTTGCCTAGCCTGTTGCTTGAAAGCTGTTTCAAGCTGGCCTCGTTGATCTTTCGCTTGCAATTCCGAGAATTGCGCAGGAATGAATTTGTCACGGGCTTTACGGGCTTTTTTAAGAGACTCGCGAATGTCAGCCTTGGTGTATTCCTTTCCGTCCACCGTAACCGCCACGTCTGTGGCAGAAAGGTCTTCGGAATTGAACATAATATCCTCAGCCCACTCAACCACTTCATCAACTTCTTTGCGTTTAGCTTGAAGTTCTTTGAGATTGGAAATGTTGGCATAAGGGTTATTATCTACCTTTGGCTCTGGAAGTCGCTGCTTAGCCGTATTGATGGCAGCTTCTAAAGCCGCCGTCTTCTCTTCGGCCAACTTTCGTTTAGCCGTAAGTTCTGCAATACGTTTAAGAAGCCCGCTCTTACCACGTTGGGCAAGCTCGGCAATATCCTCATCCGTTAGCTCATCTACATCCTTTGAAAGAACATCCTTAGGACTAGACTCCTTGGCTTTGGGCTCTGCCTCTTGCGAGGTAGCTTCTGGCTTTTGTTGTCCTTCCTCTGGATCCGACTCAGACTTTGCTTCAGCCGGTTGGGCTTTGGCATTTAGTTTGGCAATGCGGGAGGACAGGAAATCCTTTTCCGACATTGGCTTATTTTCCACGGGTGCTTTAACGTCTCCCGAGTTGGACGCAGCGTCTTCTGACATAGATTTTAGGTTCCGCCGTATTTTACGCCCCGGCGATTGCGATTTGTTCAATGCTAGCATAATCAACTTGGTGCTTGACGATAATCCCTTTGGATTGCGCAATTAAGCACCATGCTTGATCCCAAAGTAGTTGAGCGTCTTCACAACAATCAGGACTTTCTAAAGTTCTTAAACGAACTCCATTCGGTGCGGGAATATTGGATTAAACAGCTTCACGACCTGAGCACGGATAGTCTCCAGCAGGTGAGCGGACGCATCCTCTCGATTGACGAAGCGCTTTTCTCCGCTCAATACGAGAAGATGAAGGACAATTGGGACTTGCTCAAACAGTAATGCACTGAATGTTTGTGGCTATTGGAACCCCGGGAGGGTTCTGAACATATTCTGCTGCCTTTAGCATAAGGACGGGATTGTCCTTGAGCTTGCCGATTGCTACATTGCAATTCACGCATAGCAACCCTCGTACCTTTCCTGTTGTATGGCAATGATCTACGCAAAGATCATGAACTCGCCCTGAAGTCTTTCTGATAGCCGACTCGTTAGTACCGCAAATCGCGCATTTGCCATATTGCGCTGTTAGCATATTAGAATAATCTTCTGATGAAATGCCGTAATCTCGTTTTAAGCGGTTGTTACGTATTTCTGGTTTATTTCGCATTGCCCATTTTTTAAATGACTCGCGCTTCATTTGACGATTTGCGGCACCGTATTCCCTAACTTTAGTTCGGCTTTTTTCTGGGTCTTTCCAGTATTTAACACGGGCGTTGCGAAGTGCGACATTCTTTCGGAAAAGAAAACGAGCAGGATCAAACCATCGCTCGTTTCCCTCCGAGTCGTAAGACCAAAAAACCATTCCTGTTTCTTGGTTAATGTCTCCGTGCTTAGCCATTCATCGACTGAGTTTGAATTTCGCCCATTTGAGCGGGAGGAGTTCCCAATCGACCAATAACCGCATTTTGAGCCTGCGCTATTTGTTGCTGGTACTGCTGAACGTATTTCTGAAGACGAGCAGAAAAAGACTCATCAGACTGCATCCGCTGGGAAACGTCGGGCTGCTGCACATACTGCTGTATGACCTGCATTGCAACCTGAGCACCGTTAGGACGAGCACCCACCTCAATGCCAGCGTAAATCTTAGACAGATCGTCCGTAACTTGACGGAAGATCTGTTGCTGGGCCTCTTGGGCGGGTTGAAGAACAGAGTCAGCTAGAAGCGGATTAACTGCCGTAGCCATCATTTCAAGCATGCGGTCGACGTTGATTCGCCCATTGCGGTCAAACTGAAGCAGGCTGACAAACTGGTTGAGCTGGGACTCCAGCGTTTCGGGATCCGTGCTCAAGACATCAAAGTTGATGTTGATGTCGAAGTTTTCATTTGGATCTCCACGGCCAAAGCGCACTGGATCGGGATTACCCGTTACGCGGAAGAACAGTTGTTCTGGACCAAACCGCTGGTAACACTTGTAGGTGAGCCGAAGAACGTCGCGTACGTGAACTAAGAACTTGTCCACGAAGTATTGCTGACGAATGCGGGACATTGGATTGTTATGATCCA